CTGACAGGGATTTAGGTGTTCATTATGCTTAAAAAAGCCGTTACTGACACCCCTCCGATCACTAAATATTAAAACTATAACAATATAATGTTACTAAATAAATATTGAAATGAATACTAAAAAATAACTAAAATAAAACTAAAATTGCTCTTAAAAATGTTTCTTATTGGGGGTTTTTTGTGAAGGAGTTTTCTCTCCTTGAAGCGACATGAATAGATTGGAACCATAGGCTTCAAGCTTAAAATCTTTACCAGCAACCTTGTAAATGTTAACATCCACTGTTTTATCAACAGTAGTGCTGGCTCTTAATGCATTTTGGACCCAAATACAAATTATACCGTTGTAACAAGTCTCTACTGGATATCTTGATAATTGTAAATTGGGAACAGGTAAATACTGTTTCTTATTCAAATATGGTACTTGAATTGCCACGGTTGCTCTACCACTCTCTAAATCAAAAGTTACGAAATATTGTTGTGTTGCTTCTTGTAATGATAATGGTGCCCTGGTTAAGTTGGGATGGAATGTTACAGTAAGTTGTCCTCTATGCATCAAAGCTGCCGCAATATCAATTATATAAATAATTGAACCATTCCAAAAGAAAAACTGTGGACTAAACACATCCATGGGGGCTGAATATAAATATGGACTAACTATTCCAGGTCCCACTTGAATGGTTTTAAGTAATGTACCGTAAGCTTGTGTTGTATCCCATGTAAATCTATTATACAAAGAACGGGTATTAGTCATCAAATCATATATGCCTGTCTCTTTCTTTTTTGCTCCAAAAGTTTCTTTATCTGAAAGGGACAACCCATTATGATTAGTGGTTAACATCCGTTCTATGTATTGTACATTGTCTGTTGCAATCGTATAACCTAATCTTCTCGTTGTTACTGGATATCTTTGATAAGTCACTGGATGTGCATCTAATAAATTTGTTAAATCATCTATGACATTCAATATAGGTATTGTAGTATCGATTGCTTTTTCTAAAAATTCAATAACTCCCGCTTCTGGAGTTGAATCAATCTCAGGAAATTTTCTCTCTAAAACTAACTTGTAGAGATGAGGTTTTTCCGTTATAACCTTGTTTTCTAGTTCTGTAAAATTACTAGGCTCTTTGCTTGAAAGATGTTCTACTATCTTCCTTTCTTGTCCTTTTGTAAGATAATTTGACTTTAATGCTTTTTCTAGGCATGCTTGTAAATCTAATGCGCGTCCAGCTGGATTCACATCATTTCGCATCTTACAAACCATTATTAATGGTTGAGTTGGCAACGTACCATAAATTTTCTTATGGGCTTCGAATAGTTGAGTTTCCAATTCCGTCTTAGGAGCCAAGCCTGACTCAGCAATTGATTCAATGATGCCAATTTCTGCCTCTGCCGATGGAGTACCGATAAAAACACCCATAGCGAAGTCATCACCAACACATCCAACAATATCAAGTTGTATTTGAACACTATCAAACTTATTGAAATTATAAACTGATATTTGCAACGCCATTTCTTGTATCAAATAAGGATCATCACTTGTTTCTGCTGTTGTTGAAACAAATAAAGGACTAAGATATGGAACCATTATTTCTGCAGGTTCTTCCACAGAAAAGTAATGAGAACCACCGTTATAGCCATTACTTATTTCCAAATTCCTAATATTCTGTACCTTTCCAGCTATTGGAAGAACTATATTTGCTTGAAATGTTATATTCTTAAAGTAATTTTGATCTACAATTGTTTTTACTGCTGGTAAAATACGTGGTACTATTTTAAATAATAAAGAACCTCTACACAAACGATAATAGCTTGCCGTAGAACCTAATATAGTTTTCAACAGAAGTGCAATAGGAAATTGTCTTAGTTCAAAAGAACCCGCATTTATTGGAAATTCGTCAGTACCTATTAATCTAAATCTTTTCTTCATCTGTACATGATCAATAGGATGATCTTGAAAATGCTTAATTTCTGGTTCTGAAACAATACCTTTCCCTGCACACATCATAACTGCTTTCATTGATTCTATAGGATCATTAATTCCTACCTGGCCGATAATCTGTACTTGGGTATTTCTACCGGATTCTGGTATTGAATCTAAATCCGAAAAAGGTTCTCTAAATTTTAACGATTTGTACGATGCTTGTGGTATATATTCAGGAATTTTAAATTCCGATTTGTCGATTGATGCCAAAATTACCACTTTAACGTTGTTAGAATTGTCTGGTCCTGTTCGTAATGGATTTAAAACAAAAACTGCAAATTGACCTAAAAAATCAAGAGGCGCTTCTAAAAAACCATATAAATGTCTAAATGGTACTATAACCTGCCCTTCCTGATTATCTGAACATTGTAAAATTGCTCCATTTAACTGTATTAATTGACTAACATCTGATACGCTCGTAAACTGTTCTTGAGTTAAACTTGTCATTGTGGGAACAAAACCAGCGACCAAAGTTCCTGAATAAAATGGGGAACTCTTAACTATAACTTTAATTTTTATAGCGTTTGCTCTCCAATAAGCTGTTGTATCAAATGGAGTTTTCATAGCTGGTGTAACTAATACATCATTTGGTAAATTTAAAAAGGCTATAATGTCGTTAAACTTATTTGAAATGTTCCAATCTAATTCTCTAATAACTGTATATTTTTCCTCCAAAAATTCTAAAGTCCAATTAATATCATTACAATGAGCTTCGGCTCTTTTGCTAGATGAGGTTGGAACTATTCCTGGTGTTTTAGGAACCATTCGAATTGGTTTTTCACTCTCTTGAACTGTAGTACCTAATTGTTCTTGTCTGGTTTTTCCTATATCATCAGCGGATTGTCCTGCTGATTCATCGTTTAATTCATCTGTTATTATTGTTTGGTTTGAAACATTTGGATGTTCTGAATTCATGTTTCTTGATGCTTTATCTTCTCCTACATCTGGTGTTGAATCTAATTCTGTATACATTCTAACTATAGTATTTTCGGTTTGGGTGGGAGTACTTGAATATTTCCTCTCAACGGTAACCGTTTCAATACCTTCTTGGTCTGACTTGGACGCATAATCTGAATGCGATCCAGGAAAATAAAAATAGGCATCCCAGATGCGCCTATTTTCATAATATGAAAATAATTTATAATCTGGATAAATTTTAAGTACATTATCTCTGACATTGTTATACTCGTCAGGACCATAAAAATATAAACATCTCAAAGCAGCATTGATATTGTCAGTTGTTGCTTGATGAATGTCATTATTGTGTTTATTGAGGCGCACCCAATACATCATTTCTATTATTGAATCTTTTTCAGCTAAAGGAACATAAAATCCCCTCATAAATCCTGTGGTGTTTTTAAGAAACGATAATTGTGCTAATGGCCGACTTGGGACTGGTAAATCCGATTTATCCGCCGATGTGCATTTCATGCCTCTTTTGTTAATCCAATTTGAAAATGTAACTCCATTAAAAATAGGCAATAAAGTCTCAGATACTGTTTGAATTGTATCATCTCCTCCACGTCTACCTTTGCAATTTCGTTTATATACTGCTATGTTACTTAATTGTGGGTGTGATGTGGCTGTTATTGCTAAATAAGCTGATATGTGTAACAATTCATTCATAGTACAATTTTTAGTGTATGTTGTTAAATCTCCTGAAGGCATAGTACCGACAGCCCTAAATAATTTATCGTAAAAAATGTAATATGGGGATGTTCTCCATTCTAATAAAGTCTTATATCCTATTTCTCCAATGTCACTAACTATGTTCTTTCTTACGTAATCTAAATCAACTTCATCTGCTAAATATGATAATGTCTTTGATATAGATCGATCAAAAAACTTAAAATCTGCATCAAATCCATTCTCCCCTACTACTAATAAATCCTGTATTAATTCATGCCAATCTAACGATAATCTATCTAACTTTATAGCAGTATATGTTTCGCTTGAATGATAATGTGACATTATGTGCGTGTAAAAATAACGTCTCATAATCAACAAATTAATAATATTGCCACTAGCAAACAATCTAGGTTTTAAATCATCATAAATCTTATTTTTCTTTATTCTCTCATCTTTAATGGTTAGAGTAAAAGGCGTGTATGGAACTATGCCTTCTCGTAACTGTTGTAATGTAAACTCAAATTCATCTTTTATCTCTTGTGAAGCATGAATAACTTCATTGTTGTCAATAAAAAAGAGATCTGATCTTTTAAGGCCATGTATAGTGAAAGGATATCCTGGTGAAGTTGTCATTTCTATTTTAGTATTGGCAGGTAAAAATGCGATACCATTCATAGTTTCTTCCATTGTTAATATTCTACCAGGTACTATTGATGTTTTCTTTATATTGCGATTTTGCAATTTAAGATACTCTGCTGCTTCTCTTAATTCGGATTCCATAAACTCTGGTTGTTGATTATAGCCAGCAAATAATAATTGATAAAAATTTTTCCTTACATAATCGTAATCCTTTCTCTGACGCAACCTTGAATCTGCTGGTGACAAAACTGATGGTTCTGTTTTGTTTGGTCCGAAAAGACAAGAAATCGTTGACGGTGTTAAGTCTGTTTTTACATTTTGATGAGCTGGTTTAACCAATCCAACAAATTCCAAAACCGAATTTTCTGGTAATAAATTTGTGTGTCCTTCTGCATAACCCTGTTCTGCTATATCTAATACGGTATAGTTTTTAAGTGCTTCTTCAATTTCTTTCCTTGTAACAAAATGAAATAATGATGCTTGACTTATTGCCGTAGATGCTATGTGTACTCCCAAAAAACTGTTTTCTTGCGTATGTGGGGCTAAAACAATACTACCACATGATGCCGGTCTACTTTCATACGTAGCGTGAGCTGCTGAATGCCAATAAACGTCAGTACCTTTTATTCTCTTTGTATGAACGTGATCCGCTACTACTCTTCCTGAATTAATAATGTATTGATCTTCTGAATTTAATAGAGTAGCATAAAACATACCACTCATAAAATCAACTTTAGTAACTTCAAAATTAATCAAGGAGTATTCTGCATTCCAGAAATGATGCCATATTTTCTTCTCTGCATTGAACTGCTTATTGTCTAATTCGTATAAAACTACATCATATCTAACACTCTTCCCGCCAACGATGTTTTCATGGCTGGGGAAATAAATCACTCTTTCTGGATCAAATAAAAAAGTTTGAACTTTCTTATTCCAAGTAGATTTAGTAATTTGAATACTAGTGCCTTTAGGTAATAGTGCTGTTGACGAATAATCTTGAAAAAAATGATTTACAGTGAGAATATAGTGTCCTCCAATGAAAACACAATTAACCATCATACCATCTGATAACCTTAATGTTCCTGTGGCCTTTTGCGCTAATCTAATTAATACATTCTCTCCGGCTTCCGGTCTAGATGTTAACTCTTTAGCTTTGGCTTTTGCCGTTCTCGTACCTCCTGATTCTTCCGTAGGCTTATCAAAAAATTGCTTAAATGTATATATAGCTGCGCAACCGCCGATTGTTATAGCCATTGCTTTAAACACTTTAATTAAAACATTTTTAACTGATCTAAAAGAAAAATCGGCCTCAGCTAATGATTGTCCTGCTAAAGCCCATCCTGCTATTATACATGCCGAACTGCCAATATAAATACCTGTCGAAAAAGAATTTTTCATAATGGTAATAAAGTGATCTAAAACTTTTCCATCTTCAGCTTTGGATTCTACTTCCTTTGTCTTAGAAACAATTTCTCCAAATAACACTGCCGCGTCATCTTTCTTTAATTGTTTTATTTTAGGATTAAGTTTCTTTTGACTAATCTCGACTTTTTCACTCCTTAAATAATCGTTTCTTTCTATTAACGACATTGTTCTAACTTTATTAAATAAATGCAAATCTGCTAAATAAGATCCTGAAAAAGGTTTAAATTCTTGTGCATTCTTGGTTATTGTCATGTCAGGTCTTAACGGTTGAAACTCAAGCTTAGAAAGTTTTTTAATTGCTGAATTAATGTCTTTCTTAATAGCTGAAAAATTATACTTTTTATATACATCTAGCATAGCAAAAATTTCAGCAACTTCAAAAACATTTAAAGAACCTCCTTCAAATTCAGAATATCTTCCACACTGTTCAATGCGCATAATTCTTTCATCTAATTTTTCAATTTCTAGTCTGCTAGTGAATCTCAAAATAAGATCCATTCTTCTTTCTACTGCTTCTCGTGATAGTAAAAGACTAGAATTTAAATCTTCATCATTAGTACAAACCACGATTACTTCTGGAACTGCAAACATTCCCTTAATTTCTACACCTGATATATTAGCTGAATTGATAGGATATGCAGCCGAAGTAACCAAGTGAATTAAATTTAATGCTTCATCACTGGTTGATCTATCTTGTCCAAAATCATCAAACAATATTACTCTCTTACCCACTATACCCGTTTGGTACTCCGATTGTGAATTCCAAGTATAAGTTGTTTCCTTGACTGCTTGAGTAGGGTCTTCTACATCGGTCAAATTTAAAGCCCTAGCTACTAAGAGTGGCCAAACTGTTGATTTTCCTCCTCCTGGTGGTCCTTTCAAACATATAACTGTAGGTTCGAATGGTCTATCAGTGGGTTTTGGAGTTTCTGTCATGGCATCTGAATGTCCTTTAAGCCATTGAACAAAAACTGCTGAATATTGTCCACTATCAGTAGCGTATTTTTCTGCTTCCAACTTTTCCGAATAATATTTTTCTCTAATTTCAGACAATTCCACTTGAGGCATAGTACCAGGATGTACGGTTTTAGTTCTATATAACATAAAAGTGGCTTGTAATGTATTTATTGGATTTCCCTCTTTCATTTTTTTTGCTGTCAACCATTCATTGGGATTTGACCACTTACCACACCACCAATCAATAAATTTATCGATGGCTCCATAAAGCATTTTAATTAAATCCGATCCAATTTTCACAGTTGATAAAATCGGTAATATGGTCTTGCAAAACTGTGAAAACATGGAGACACCTGGTCCTAATGACTTAGGAAAATAACTACACAAGTTACTTAAAAAATTAAATGCACCAAACTCTTCATTAGATGCCACTTCTGTTCTATTATTATCATCTCTTTTCTTTTGTCTAGCTCGTTCATATTTTTCCATAATTTCGATTTCAGGCATAGTACCCTTGTAAGGTTCTCTAAATATATCCGCCCTGGAAAAAATTCCTGCTGTACCTAGAACATCTAACGACTGGAAATAATGTGTCAAACTTCGTGTTCCTTGTACATAAATCGTTTCTCCATCTTTTACTGTTTTAGTAAAAATTTTATCTTTTAATAGTTTATAACGAATTGCTGTTGTTAAGCAACCAAAGTCTAAGATGAATAGACTTTCAGCTGCTATATCTCCATTATTAATTGCATATACTAACCTATCTAACTGCATAACTGAATTTTTTTCATTATTAATTAATACTGTCCCTAAATGGGCTAATCTAATTCCCGTGGAAATTGAGTGAAATAAATCCATTTGAAAGTCTCTAATAAGGTCATAAATTAATATTATGTTTGTAAAGTCTATATATCCTGCTACAACTCTAAGAAAATAGATAAAAGTATCAAAAAAGGATAATATTTCTTTAACAAAAGGAGTATTTTTGATTTTGTCAAAAATAGTATCTGAAATCACCTTGTTCTTGTAATATTTTAACTTATCTATCATTTGCGAAATAACATTTTTAACTTCTCCTGAATTTGAATCTTTCGATGTTGTTGGTTTGGTTGTTGATTTTAAATCTTCTTGTTTTCCGCTATCTAATTTTGCGGGCTTGGATTCTTTACCACCTTCAGGAACAGAATCAATTTCTTCAATTTTGTCTTTAGGCAATGTTGTTATTTCCATTTTAGTGGCATTTTTCCAATTAATACGTTTACGAGGAACATGTTTGTGCTTTACTACTTCTTCTTGAATTGTGTGTGGAAAATCAGCCTCCTCAACTATTAAGGTAGTTGGCACCTCTTCTGATTTTACCTCTTGTGAAAGTACTTCAGAGAATTTTATTGGCTTCTTTTCCTTTAAAGACAAGAAAAAGTTCTTTCTGTCAATTTTCCTTGTATTGCCCTTTGAAATCTGACTCATCACAGCATCCTTTGTTATCTCATTAACAACATCTTGTTTTAGTTCTATATGAGCTGGTTTAATCTCACCTCTTTTCCACATAGGATCCAATATAACAGTAGTTCTATGTGCTGAATGTTTGTCATAGTACTGATAATAATCATATTTTTCTGCTGTATCTTTAACATATCCTTGATATTTAAAAGTAGAAAAACCACATCTATACATACATAAAACGTATTCGCATCCACACGCTTCAGTCTCACATATTCTAGTTCTTTTACAACCGCAATTTTGACACGGTGATGTGGAAGGATCTTCTATCTTTAAAGATGTCTCGTGTAAACACGTAAAAACATATTCTTTTTCAGTTTTAAAAATCTTATTAAATTTTAAACCATGCTTACATTTATGATGTCTATTATAAATTCTTAATCGTTGGTTTAAGGAATATCCTACATAATGATCCAAATTTTTTGCACATTGGTTCATTTCAGGGTGTCTGGCTGCGTAATATTTCCTTGATGTTTTTTTCATACTATTAGTCTTAACTTTAGAAACTGTTTTTATATTTCGAATATCTCTTTGTAAGGCTTCTTGTTTAACGCTTTCTGTAGCTTTAGCCTTAATTTGTTTGTTTTGTTCAAAAATTTTTTGTCTACTAGCTTTTAATTTTTGATGTTCACCGGCATTATTCTTCGGTAAAATTGATGGGGCATATTTGCCAGTAGTCCATCTATTTTTGTAAGTGCTTTCATGTTCTTGGATATTTTGTAAGTTGTCATATGTATTTGGATTCATTCTAATTTGACACAATGTTGATTTGGCAATTAAATTGCGAAGTCGGCATTATGACTGTCTTAAAGCGACGAACTTGTGAATCGAAAAATAAAATAAAAAAGAAAAATAAATAAAAAACTTGAATATTAAATCAAATAACTAAATAAATTTCTAAATAAATAAATAAATTACATTTTCGAAAATATGAATCCTTAAGAATATGAGAATGATATGGCAAAATAATTTGCGTATTCAAAATCTCGTCTGTCTTAAAGTCAACGAACTATATTAACAATAATAATTAAAATTTAAATTAAAATAAAAAATAAGTACCGCTAGGTGTTGGTTGAATATTCTGATAGAATCGCTTAATTAATACTGAAATAATAATTATGGTTTTTAGCTTTGAAACTAAAAGAATATTTGAATATAAAATAAATATGATGAAAGCAC